TAGCACTTATTAAAGCTAGTCCTACTGGTACTTATAATGTAACTACAACAAATTATTCAGACATAACAGGTAACACTGATGAGTCTTCTGGTACTAATTACACTGCAGGCGGGGTAGTCTTAGCAAGCCCTTCTATTACAGTAGTCAATACCACTGCTATGGTAGACTTTGCAAATGCAGTATTCGCAGACGTTACAACAGCCACTTCAGGTTGTATCGTATATAATTTCAGCAAAGCGGGTAAAGCTTTGTGCGTGATTGACTTTGGTGGAACTACATCTGCTGTTGCTGGGGATCTTACTTTACAGTTCCCTGCTGTTGGAGAGAGTACCACTGTTATACGTATTGCGTAGGAAATAAAGTATGGCTATTATTCTAGTTTCTGCAGTATACGGATCAGGTAGGTTCGGTGCATCTGGTTACGGTGAACAAGACATAGTTCAAGTACTTGGCTCTGTATCTGCTACAGGTGCAGTTTCTGAAGATATTACAGAATTAACCTTGAACTTAGGATCTGTTACTGCTACAATAGTCGTAGATATTTCAGGAGCATCAGTAGCTGGGGTAGTATTTAACTTTGAAGCGGTTAGAGATCAATACAGCAAAAGACGTTCTATAACTATTCCAAGGGCAGCGTAATGTCTACTACGTCAGAAAGAACAGTACTTGTAACTGGTGAAGCTAGATTAGTTTTTGTAGGAAGACAACCAACATCTGCAGATAGAACTGTACATGCAAGTGAGGATATGTAAATGAGTTTCCGATGGCCTCTTAAAGACCCGGATGAACAACTAGACTACAGCGTAGATTGGTCACGTTTTCTTGTTAGTGCTACAATTAGCAGCGTTACTTGGTTTGTTAAATCTAATACCTACAATGTTAAAACGCAACTAAACGCTGGGCAAAATCTTACTGCAGCTTCTGGTGGGGCGTTTACGGACACTATACAGAACGTATCACAAACTAACACAAGCACTGTAGCTACTATTAACATGGGTGCAGGTACAAATAATACAGAGTACACTTTCTTTTGTAGAATGATTGACACTACAGGCAGTCAAGCGGAACGTAGTATTAAGATACGAATAAAGGAACGCTAGATGGCATACGATTATATTGGCCTAGTAAATGACGTTAATCGCAGACTTAATGAAGTAGAACTTACAGCTACTAACTTTTCTGCTTCTGTTGGCGAATACGCAATGGTAAAAGATTCTGTAAATTCTGCTATACGTTTTGTAAATCAGCATGAGTACGAATGGCCCTTTAACCATTCAGAAGCTGAAGAAACTCTGGGTGTAGGTACAGTACGTTATGCGTACCCTGCAGATGCTAAGACAGTTGTAACTAATAGCTTTCGTATTAAACGCAATGATACGCTAGGTAATGAAACACGTAGGTTGTCTGTTATATCATACGAAGAATACCTAGACAAATACATAGACGGTGAGTATAATACTTCAGCAAGTATGAAAGGTTTACCAAGGGACGTATTTAGGACACCTAACTTAGAGTTTGGTTTTGTCCCAGCGCCTGACAAAGAGTATGAACTGGTTTACGAATATTATAGACTGCCTATAGATTTAATTAATTCAACAGATGTACCTAGTATACCAGAGCAGTTTAGGCATATACTAGTAGATGGTGCGATGTTATACGCATATATGTTTAGAGGCGAGACACAAGAAGCGACAATCATGCAGAGTCGATTCGAGAGTGAGATTAAAAGTATGCGTAGCCTTTACATTAATAGATATGATTATGTTAGATCTACCGTTATTTCACGGGCCAGTTCTTCTGTAACTTCTTCTGGGGTAACTTAATATATGGCAACCACACGCCAAACATACCCTATAGAATTTACGGGTGGGCTTATTACTAATATGAGTCCGTTACAGCAGGGTATTAATGCACCCGGCTCTGCACGTGCGCTTAAAAACTATGAGCCTTCTGTGCAAGGCGGCTACCGTAGGATAGAAGGTTTCAGCAAGTACAATAGCACTCTTATACCTCCGTATGGTGCCCCTGTAGTTCACGGTGCAAGTCAGTCTGGTACTGATCTTATACTTGGTAACATCCATAAGACACCAGAGGCAGGTGACAAATTAACTATAGCTGGCGTAGCGGGTACATACACTATAGGCTCTGGCGGGGTAACTTTTGATGGAACAAATAACAGGGCTACACTAGTTGTTGCTCCCGCTTTAGATTCTTCGCCTGCAAACGCTGCAGCAGTTACTTTTACTTCTACTACAACTAATCACCTTATAACAGGGTGTAATGTATTTATAGATAATGTAATTGTATCTAGGAATGCAGATCTATTTAAAGTTTCTAGTAGTGCTATAGTACATGCTAACGTACCTAGTTATGGCACAGTCCTTGTAAACGGTGGATCAGAGTCAGGTGCAACACTAGCAGTAGATGGGCTAACGGCCCCGCCACAGCTAGGTGACGTATTTAAAATTGCAGGTGTTAACCTTGTATATACAGTAACTGCAGATGCATCAGTATCTTCTGGTGGCTCAGACTTAGCTGTAAGTCCTAACTTAGCAGCATCCCCTGCAGATAACGCAGTTGTAACTTTCTTATCTACAGCAAGAGATGGTTTAGTAAATAAAACACGATCAGCTAGATACAACTTTTCAGGCACAGAAAAGATGGCAATAGTAGATGGTATTAATATTCCTGCACTATATGACGGTACAACCTTTACTCGTTTAGATGCAGCGCCTACAGATATAATAGGTGCAGACTTTGTTACTTCTTTTAAGAACCAATTGTTTTTTGCTATAAATAATGTAATAGTTTTTTCTGCACCATTTACAGATAATAACTTTACAGCAGCTTCTGGGGCTGGTACAGTATCTGTAGGAGGTACAGTAACAGGTTTAATTGTTTTTAGAGAGCAGTTGATAATATTTACAGAGTCATCTATTCTACAATTAACTGGTAACACCATTGCAGACTTTCAGTTAAAGCCAGTAACCATAGACATTGGATGCATAGACTCAGATACTATTCAAGAAACTGGTGGAGATGTAATGTTCCTTGGACCAGATGGTCTTAGGCTTTTAAGTGCAACAGATCGTATTGGTGATTTTGGTTTAGCCGTTGTGTCTAAAACTATTCAAAGCGAGTTTACTAGCTTCATAACTAGTAATACTTCTTTTGCAAGTATAGTTGTTCGTGAGAAGTCTCAGTATAGATTACTAGGATTTAACACTAACATTACACAAAATAACGCTAAAGGTATACTTGGTACTCAGTTTGCAGGTCAGGGCGGTGCTCAGATGGCATGGGCAGAGACAAGGGGTATACGTGCTTATGTAGCTTCTAGTCGGTTCTTCCAAAACACAGAGACTATAGTATTTGCTAACGATGATGGTTTTGTGTACAGAATGGAAAGCGGAAATAGTTTTGATGGTGCTAAAATACAAAGTACTTTTTCTACACCATTTCTACCAATAAATGATGCAAGGATACGTAAGACATTCTACAAGGCTATACTTTATACAGACCCTCAAGGTAGTGTATCTTTTGATTTAAACCTTAAGCTAGACTTTGACCAACAGAATAGCATACAGCCTGCTAACATTGTATTTGATAATGCTACAACTGAAGTTTCTTTTTACGGTAATGTTACTTATGGCGGGACCGCCACGTATGGTCAAAAACTATTAACACTCTTCGAAACTCAACTAATAGGCTCAGGTTTTGTAGCGTCCTTACAATTTGAGTCAGACAGTACAGATCCACCATTCTCGCTTGACGCAGTTACGCTAGAATTTGGTATAAACACAAGAAGGTAAAAACCATGGGTACAGGTTATGTAAGAAACGATTCGGGAAATAACATTGCCGATGGTAACGTCATTAACGCTTCTGATTTGGATGGCGAGTTTGATGCAATTGCAGCTACACTAGCAACAGGTGGTCACACTCACGATGGTACAGCCGCTGAAGGCGGTCCTATCACTAAGCTTGGTCCTTCACAAGATCTTGTTGTTACTGCTTCTTTAGTAAATCCTAAGACTGACAATACGCTGGACTTAGGTACAGCATCCTTAGAGTTTAAGGACTTGTTCATTGATGGTACAGCGCACATTGACACACTTGATGTAGATGAAAGCGGGGCCATAGCAGCTGATCTTACAGTAGGGGATGACCTCTCCTTAGTCTCAGATGGTAGTATCTTAGGATTTGGTACTAATACTGAGGTAACACTTACTCACGTCCATGACACAGGCCTGTTGCTTAATAGCACAATGGCTTTGCAGTTTAATGATGCATCCCAGTTTATTAAAGGCGCTAGTAACGCAATACTAGCTATAGGGGCTACAGACGAGGTTGACCTCACTGCTACTCTTTTTGATGTCAATGCCAACCTTGATGTGTCTGGCACGGCCCTAATCACAGGTGTACTGACTGCAACCGAAGCCGCTGTCTTTAACGGTGGCTTTACGTCAAATGCAGATACTAACACGTTCACGTCTGCAAACTCTACTGACCCACGGATTATCATAAAAAACACTACGAATGACACTAATGCGGCAGTTTTAAGTTTTGTAAAAGATAAAGGTGCTGCTGGAGCAGATGACGATTCTATCGGATCAATATTTTTTACAGGCGATAATGACGCACAAGAACAGACTCTTTTTGCTAGAATAAATGGAGTAGTTCAAACGGCGGCGGATGGGCAAGAAGGTGGC